CTATACATTCTATAGTTCATTTATTTTATCCCTCCTTTATTTCTGCTATTTCAGAAATTATTTCTTTTATTTTACTTGTTTCCTCACTATCATCAAATCTTATTTCAATAATATCTCCTGTTCTTAATTGTAAGGATAATAGACCTAATAAACTTTTAGCATTAGCTAATCTATCATCACTTACTATAAAAATTGTACTTTTTAATTCATTTATTTTATAATTGAAATTGGTAGCTATACGATTAAATATATCAGTTGTAATTGTACATTTAATTGTTTTCCATTCCATTTTCTCATCATCTCCTATAATATTATTATAACACAATATTCTAAAAAAGTCAAGTAGATTAATATTATAATCGAAATACTTGACTTTCTTAAAAATTCATGTTATACTTATAATAAGAAATGATGAGGAGGTCTAAAGACTATGGATAATATAAAAAAAATTACTGAATGGAAATTAAGACATTATTGCTTAAATTTAGATTATCAAATTGATAGTATGAATTTAGAAGCTCAAACAAATCAAATTATAGCAAGTTTTATTAATAATTTTCTTGAAAAATATAATAAAGATATTGAAAATAAAATCTTTATTTTGGAATATCAAGATGATTTATTAAGTGTAATTACTTATAGGATTTTAAAAAATCTTGCTTCTTTAAGTAAAATGAATTTATTTTTATATGGAAAAAAGAGTAAGACTAAAAAATATTTAGAAAAAGGAGAAAAATTTATTCCTTTATCTAAAATAAAGAAATATATAAAAAATTGTGGTTATAAAATTGTTTATATATCTTGTTTTAATCCTATCTATAAAGTGTTTGCAAGTAATAAAGTTTTTAATAAATTCCCATGTGATATGCTATATCCAATGAAGAATTTTACCCCTGATGAAATTAGTATGGCCCAATTATTTTATCATATTGGTTATATTAAATATAGTAAGGATATTACTAAGAGATATAATAATGGAGATATTTTGGAAATTAAGAATAAGATTATTAATTTCTGTAATAAAATGGAACTCTCAGAAGAAATAAAAAGTTTCGGCTATACTTGGCATACAGAGAAAAAAATTTACGTTGTTTTTTGGGAAAATAATTTTGAGATTGATAAAAAAATTGCTCAAAAAGTGCAAGACTTAAATGATATGATATTCTATATGTGGTATGACAGTTTAGAAGAGCCAGAAATCATCAGTAAGAGCTATTTTCCTTTATATTTGAAGAATAAAACAAATATACCAAAATTGGAATATTACAATTATAATGATTTAAGCATACCTAAATATTTAGCCGAAAGATGGGGAAATGAAATTATAGAAGTTCATTGGAAAGATGATAAAGTCATTAAACGTCCTTATAAATATATAGATGGAAAATTTGTAGAATTAGAGGAGGAAATTTTTGAATGAAAGTATTTATAGTAAATTCAAAACCAACAACAGGAAAAACTCTTTTTGAGTCCTTTGTCAGAGAGGCAGCCGCCAATAATGGAGATGATGTGGGAGTTCTTTCTATTGTTGATAGTATTAAAGATGTAGCACTATTTGCTGGTTGGAATGGGAAAAAAGATGCTAATGATAGAAAAATGCTTGCAGACCTAAAAGATGTTTTAGAAGAATGGAATGATTACCCTTATAGAGAATTGATATCTAAAATAGAACAACATAGAAAATTAGGCTCTAAAGCGGTTTTTGTAGATTGTAGAGAAGATAAAGACATTGAAAGACTATCTAAAGACTATAATGCTTTAACTCTTACTATTAAAAGAGATGTAGAAGAACAATCCTATGGTAATAGAGCTGATGATAATGTTAGAGAAGGCGGCTATGATATTGAAATTGATAATACACAAGGCATTGAAGAATTAAAAGAAGAAGCTACAACATTTTATGAGTTGTTCATTAAAGGTCAAAACTAAAAAAGTTTTGACTTTTTTTATAATTAATGTTATAATTATTATAGTAAGTTAAGAAAGGACAATAAAAATGATTGGTATTTATTGTATAGAAAATAAAACTACTCAAAAGAAGTATATTGGAAAGTCAATTGATATTTTTCGTAGATGGAATGAACATTTAGAACAAGGTAAATATTCTACTTCTATAGATGACGAATTCCATTTTAATCTTTATCACAATTCTAACAACTTTACTTTTTCTATTATAGAATTATGTGAAGAAGAAGAGTTAAGTGATAAAGAAAAATATTATATTGAAAAGTACGATACTATTAATAATGGTTATAATAAGATAGCGGCCGCCCAGAATATTTTTGACTCAAAAAAGGCTTTGCCGCCTTCCAAAAAAGAAATTATTAGAATGATAACTTCTTTACTTGAAAAGCCATTATTTAAAGAAGATAAAGACCAATTAAGTCAATTCTTTAAAATCAAAGATAAAAGAGGCAATATCTTAAAATGGAATACTGTCAAAAAAGAAATTATCTCTAAAGGCTTTGATGTAGTAGAATCAAAAAGATATGTAGATGGAAAAATGAGAAATTGTAGTATTATTAGGCTAAGATGGGAGGACTAAATGAGAATTTTATGTGATGTTGATAATGTAGTAGGAGACTTAACTACAGCAGTATTAGATGTTTATAATGAAGATAGTGAAGATAATCTTACTGTAGATAAAATTACTAAGTATAATATCGAAAATTTTGTCAAGCCGCAGTATAAGGAAACATTCTATCATTATTTTCTTGATAAAAGAACATGGAATAGAATGAAATTAGTACCAAATGTTCAGAAATATATGGCAAAATTATTTAATGATGGACACGAAATTTATTTTTGTACTAAAACAGAAATGAAGAATGCTCCTAAAAAAGAATCTTATCTCCAAAGAATTTTCCCTTATATGGATATAAGAAAGCATCTGATTGTTTGTTATGATAAAAGTATGGTCATTGGTGATGCTTTAATAGATGATTGCTTATCCAATTTTAGTACAACTCAACCATTAAAAATTTGTCTTGCTTATCCGTGGAATAAGAATGTTATTGACCCCTCTATTCATAGATGTAATGATTGGGAAGAAATCTATTCTGTAATTAAAACTGCTGCGGCCGCCAAGTCATTATACTAAACTACTTGACTTTTAAATAAAAATGTGTTATAATTATTATAATAAATGAGAAAAACTCATTTCTGGTTATTAAAACCTGATTATCTCCGTAAATTACGGCTAACAATTGAATAGAATGGAACTGATATAACAAAAGGATTATACCACTGTACATTCAAATTTAAGGTCAATGTTCAACTCTCTGTGGAGATTAAAGTTAGATTATACCTTAACGCAGTGATGACACTGTAAAAGACACTGCGATATCAAAAAGGGAAACAGGGACTGTCGAGATGATAGGCTCTGTTTTTCTACGTCTTTATGGTTTGGTAAGCCTTGCAGCGTAAATCTACTCGTTTAAGAATTTGAGAACAATTCTTACTCTGTATTTGAGGGTACATTTATTTTCTATTAAGATTAAATATTTAGTATGCCTAATAACTCGTAAGCGGTTATGAATCTCAACGTAATCTTAATCGTCAAAAAGGTAGTTAAAACCTATTATAAACGTATTATAATAAAAGTTGAGGTTGGGGCGATAGTTTTAGAAAATACTTTCCCTTAAAGGAGAACGCTATAAGGGCAACTGTTAATTGAACTGTTAAGTATCAGAGATTTCGTAAGAAACTAAATTAACGATAGTTGAAAGTGAAATAAAGAATTTCAATAATTCTTTTTTTATTTCTTGTGATGGGTGAAATATCAAAAAATCAGTAGCCTATAGGGCATACAACATTTAATGCCGTCTTTTCAATACTGATGTGCCTACATTGATATGCCTACACAAAACGCCACAGGATGCACAACAAGTTGTGCATCGAGTGGCGGTGAACGCTACTCGCTCCGCTCGTAGCCGTTCACATAAGTTTTGGAGAAAAGAAATAGGTTGGTTGATATTGGTTATTATATATTATCATTAGTATATAATATATAATATAATTAATAATAATAATAATAATAAGGAGATAAGATAAAATATGAGTATGATAATTGATAATGTAGATTTTGAAGAACTTCCTGCAGAACGTTATTGGTCATTTGCTAAATCCTATAAAGGTAATAAAAAAGAAGAAACAAAACAAATGTTCCTCTCTAAACAATACCTTGGAGCTCTAAAGAATGATGGCCACTATGCAAGATTTATAAAAGATAATAATGGAAACATGAGATTACAAGGCCGCTCTGAAAGTGTAGAGGGAGGATATTTAAATAAAATAGAATGGACACCTCAGTGCCAAGAATTCTTTGATAGTCTACCTAATGGAACTTGTTTACTTGGAGAATTATATCTTCCTGAACAAAGAGGAAGTCGTAAAGTAGGAACAATACTTGGGTGTTTACTTAATAAAGCTCTTGATAGACAAGAAAAAGGTGAGAAACTCCACTACTATGTGTTTGATGTCTGGGCTTATAATGGAAAAAGTCTACTCAATACTAAATTTGAAGATAGAATTAGAAAATATTTAGATACTTTTATAGCGGCCGCCAGTAAGGGAAAAGAATATATAGATATAGCTAAATATTTAGAAGGAGAAGAGGCTTGGAATGAATTAGGTGAAATTTTAAAACGTGGCGACGAAGGAATGGTACTTTACAAAAAGAACGGAATTGCTGAGCCAGGCAAGAGAACAAGTAGAAAAACTCTTAAAGTTAAAATGGAAATAGAACAGACAATAGACGCTTTTATTGATGGAGAATATAAGAGCCCTACTAAAGAATATAATGGCAAAGAAATTGAGAATTGGAATTACTGGATTAATGATAAAACAGGAGAAAAGATTAATAAAAATATGTACTATGATTATTACCAAGGTAGAGCTTTAACTCCAATTACAAAAGCTTATTATTATGGCTGGGCAAGTGCAATTTCGTTCTCAGTAATGAAAGATGGAAAACCAATTCGTATAGGCTGGATTTCTGGAATTACAGATGAAATGAAGCAAGGAATTGTTGAAAATCCTGAGAAATATCTTAATAAAGTCTATGAACTTACTTGTATGGAGCTTGAATGTATATCAGGACGCTATTCTTTAAGACATGGTAAAATAGTCCAAGAACGTCCTGATAAAGCGGCCGCCGACTGTGATTGGTCGCAAATTGAAAATAATTAAAATATTAGAACTTAAAAGAAGCCCTTTTACTTAACATAGAGAAGAGATTTTTCTCTTTATTTTATGTAAAGGGGTGATAGAATGAGAAATAATTGTTATTTAAAGCCAGCTAATAATGTGCCGCCAGAGCCTACGAAAGTTCAGCCAAAATGTTATTCTTGTAAGAAGTTTCCTATTTGTTCAATTCGTAAGGATTATTTAAAAGCGGCTTCATTAATTGAAAATTTGCTTGGTAATCCAAATAAGGATTTAGAACTTAAATGGTACAAGTCTAAGTATTTTCCAAGACCGCTGCCAAACTTTGAAGGGTTTGATTTAGAAAACTACGCTGATTATTTTACCTTTGATATGGCTGCCACAATACAGGATAAGAAAGAATCTGGCTCAATAAAAGAAGTTAAATATCACAATAAAGACTTTATACAATTCCTCTGTGATTTTGAAGATTATTTAGCAATAATAACTGCCATTTGGAACGATAAGACAAATGAATATGATATTAGTGAAGGCAAGGAAATCTTTTATCATTTAAAATATACTTTAACCGATGAAACCGTAGAGAATTTCCAAATTAACTTATTAGTTTGGAGAGAAGATATGGAGAAAAAAGAAAAAGACGGAAAAGAGTTAGACCTTATTAACACAACCTACTTCACTGCTGAATTAGATTGTCAGTTCTACGAATTTAATAAAGAAAAGAAAAGACCAGAAGATTACCCACACCTTCATCATGTAGCAACATATCATATTGAGCCGCATAAAGTTAAGGAAATGGAACAACCAAAAGAAATTCCTACTGGTTTTCCTTGCGTTTTGCCGCCTTATCCAGTTCCTACAGAATTCAGAGAAAAGCCTATTAGAAGAGGAGATAGAGATGAGTATTAAAACTTCTAAAGGTGAACAAAAACTTATTGATATTTTTAATAAGAACGGAATAGCATTTAAAAGGGAAATATCATTTACTGATTTAGTAGGTAAAAAGCAAGTTCCATTAAGATTTGACTTTGCTGTTTATAAGAATAATAAAATATTATTTCTCCTTGAAGTAGATGGGATTCAACACTACAAATTTACAAAACATTTTCATAAGAACATTTTCGGTTTTAAAAAACAACGAGAATGGGATAGACGTAAAAACAAATATTGCATACTACATAATATACCATTGATAAGAATTCCTTATTGGGATTTAGAAGGATTAACTTTGGGCAAAATAATAACAGAACCTTCTTATCGTGTGAGGGATATATATCATAATGATTATATTATATCACATGGAGGTTTTTGAAATGAGTTGGTTAGATTTTTTAGAAATACTAAAAACAATTGGCGGAGCGGCTGGAGCAATTATTACTTTAGCGGCATTATGGGGGATGATTTTTAAAAAGCCAAGAGATTGGATTAAGAAAATAGCCAAAGAGGCCGCCGCAGAAGCGTATGAGGAAAGAGGAATTAAAGAAGGCGAGAATACTAATCAGATTAATAAGGATATGAGTGATATTAAGGCTGTTTTAGATGACATTAAGGGACAGCTAAATGCTCAGAATCAAAATGATTTGGTAATGTTAAGACACGAGATTACTACTCTGTATGTCGCTTATAAAGATGAAAAACGAATTCCAACACGAGCCAAACAGGACTGGCTTTCTTTATATGAAAGATATACCCGTCTTAATGGAAACTCTTATGTAAAAACAATAACACAAAATATGGAAGAATGGGAAGAATTTTAAAAAGATTAAGTCAAGAGTATCTCTTGACTTTTTCTATTATTTGTGATATAATTATAGTAAAGTAAATGAAAAGGAGGTTTTCAGAATGATAGTAATAAAGAAAACTGGAAAATTTGATTATGATGATACTAAAATTCAGCACGCAATAACTCAAGCTTGGAATCAGATTGGTTATCCAGACTTTAATAAAATTAATGATTTGGTTAATGTAGTTAACATTTTGGTACAGAAAGAAGCCAAAAATAATAAGAAGGATGAAATTGAAGTTGAAAGAATTGAAAATTTTGTTATGAGCGTTCTCTATAGTGAAGTTCCAGATGTAGCAAGAGAATATAGTGCTTATAAGATGGATAAGGAGAGAGCAATAAAGAACCCCACAGAAATTGAGAAAGTTCTTTATGTTAATCCAGAAATTGAGCATGAAAATGGTAATAAAAATCCTCATTTAGTTCATATTAAAAATGCCTATCTTGCGGAAATTCCAAGTAAAGAAATGATGAGAAAATTACTACCAAAAGATTGTTTAGATGCTCATGATAGATGCGTGGTTAAATTCCATGATTTTTCTTATAGTGCCCGAGCCATGTTTAACTGCTGCAATTGGAATTTAGAAGAGATGTTTAAAGGTTGTAATATTAATGGAATTTATATTGAAACTCCAAAATCTTTTAAAACAGCTTGTACAGTAGCAAGTCAGGCTCTGACCCATGCAACAAGCTCGCAATATGGAGGTATAACGATTAATTTACTTCATTTAGCAAAATTTGTTCGTGTTAGCAGAGAAAAAATTAAAAAAGAAGTCGCTGAAGAGTTAGAATCTGTTGGAATTGCTAATGAAAAAGATATTAATAGAATTACTGAAAAAAGACTAAAGAAAGAAATTAAAGATGGAATTCAAACATTCTTGTATCAAACAAATACTCTTTGTTCGGGAACTGGTCAGGCGGCCTTTTTAAGTGTTGGTTGTTGGCTTAGTGAAGATGAAGAATATTCTGAAGATTTAATTCTTGTTTTTGAAGAAATGATTAGACAAAGAATACAGGGAATGCGACAAGAAGATGGAACTTATTTAAATCCTAATTTTCCAAAAATTCTATATTTTCTTGATAAAAATACTATGGAAGGCGGAAAATATTATAATACTACTAAGCTTTGTGCAGAATGTAGTGCTAAAAGATTAGTTCCAGATTATTTAAGTGTTAAAAAACATAGAGAGCTTAAAAAAGTTCCAACTTGTCCAATGGGTAAGCGAATACTATAGCCCATTTAAAATCTTTTGAAAACGGTTAGGGCATTAATTGTTGAGACCGTGCCAATTAATAGGTGTATCGACTATCGGTGATGAATGTAGCCGAGTAGAGATTTTTCTCGAAGCAGAAGACTATCAAAAGTGATAGATAATATAGTCAGTACCTTTAGCGATAAAGGATAATACGTGTAGAAGTATGTTAAATCCATGGCAAGACGAAGATGGTAATTACGTGGTTTTTGGACGTGGAAACCTCGGCGTTCAGACATTAAATCTTCCGTATATTGCAATGGAAAATAATCCTAATAAAGACGAAAAAATATTATTTGAAAATTTATCTCATTATATTGACATTGCTCAAAGAGATATGTTATGGAGAGCTAATCATATAGCTAAAATAAAAGCAAAAGATAATCCTCTTCATTTTGTTTACGGCGGAATTCTAAGACTTGACCCAGAAGAGACTCTTGAAAAATATGTGTATAATCAATATTTTTCAATTTCTTTGGGCTATGCGGGCCTGCGAGAAGCTGTTTATTATATTTGTGATGAAGACCAATTCGGTGAAAAAGGTAATAAATTAGCTCATAAAATTATTGATTATATGAATCAGAGGAACGACGAGTTGACAGCCACAACAGGTCTTGCCGCAGGATTATATGGGACTCCTAGATATACATGGGGCATTAATGAGTAATTGTTAATGCGAACTCTACTAAACGGTCATAGCTGAATACTAATAATAAGCTGGTAAGAGAGCCTAAGTCCTTTGGATAGAGGTAATACCGTACTAAATTTATTTTACTTATTTATGATTAATAATACAAAAAAAAGAAGTAAAAATAAAATGACAAAATAGAATTTTAAAAGTATCAAGTAAATAAGTAAAATAATAAAAGTCTAACGACTAGGGAAAGGCAGTTATAAAACTGAACCGAGTAGGCTTAATAATAGGGCGAAATGTAGATGAGATAATATCAAAAAATCGAAATGTAGAGCTTCCTTTTTAAAGGAAGAAGATATAGTCTAATCCCCTTAATAAATATCGGGAAACCGAGGGTATTAAATGATGGAATCAACAACAGATGATTTTGCAGAAGCTTGTATTAAGAATTTTGGTCAAATTGGCGATGGAACTCAGAGTCATTTTCTTACTAATTCTTATCATCATCACGTAAGAGATAAAGTAGATGCTTTTACAAAACTTTTAGATGAAGAACAATTTAGCGATAAAACCACATCGGGTTCAATCTCATATGTGGAAGTTCCTAATATGAGCAATAATATCGAAGGAATTTTACAAATAATTAATTTTATTGGAGAAAATTGTTTATATTCAGAAATTAACTCAGAAATTTCTTCCTGCAAGACCTGTGGCTTTGAAGGGTATGATTTTAAGAAGATTTTGGTGGAAGATGGAACTATTCGCTGGCAATGTCCAAAATGTGGAGAAAAAGACCCAGAAAAAGTTAGAACAAGCTATAGAATATGTGGCTTAACTAATAGGTCACTTTAAATCGCTTAAACTGCGGGAAAGTCCTTAGAGCCTTAATAACTAAATTATAATAGTAATATTATAATGGCAATCAGTAATGGGATTGGTATAGTAAAATCATTAAGGATTGGATAACCAAACGCAGCGAAATCTCCTTTTTAAGAAAAGGAGAGACGTTCAACGACTATAATAGCGACATTATTATAATAATGAAGGTATAGTCTAAACCCTAATAAATATCGGGAAACTGAGGGTAGTAATGATATTAGTAATTACACGCCGAATAGAGGAAGGTCAGAAGACGTTTATTTTAGATGTAAACATTTAAATTTTGAGGAAAATTAAAAATGAAAGATAAAAAAATTGATATGATAGTAGACTTACTACTATCATATCATCATAATATTGGTTATAATTTAGCTATAGTCTGTAAAAATTTACAAAGAGTAAAACAAACTAAAAGTTATCTTGAAAAAGAATATGTTTTGACTCAACGTTGTGAACAAGTTTCACAATTTATTTATAAATATTCAGAAAATAGGCTTCAAATTCTTTCATATGAAGCTTTGAATGCAAGAGGATTTCGCTGCCACCTGATGCTATGGGATAATGAAATTGATGATGATGATTATTTCAAAGAAATAGCCATTCCGATGTGTAATGCAGGCGGACTTAGTAGACCAGAAATAATTAATTTAAAGGAATTAATTAGTAAAAGTCCAAAAGAAGTAAAAGGATATGAAGACTTTCAAATAGAGATTTAATAATATTTGACTTTTTATTAAAGTTATGATATAATATTAGTATAATAAAAACTAAGGAGGAAACTGAATTGTTGTATAATTATTTTGAATTTGATAGGATATTTAATGATATTCTTGAAGAGGAAAATGAACAAAAGAGAAAGGAACTAATAGAATTTTTGGGATATTATTTAACTTTTTCTCCAGTAAAATATTCTGATTATTTTACATCGCAAGAAGAAAGAGAGGATTATAGTAAAAAAAGTATAGTTCCTTATTTGAATAAAATTTTTTATGAGTCAAATTTAGGATTTGATAAAAGCAAGCCAGACTATTCTATTCTTCTTCAACCTGGCATAGGTTCTGAAGGGAAAATATTTGAAATTATTACAATGAAAAATACGGCACATTTATTTCTTTTTTTTAATAATCTTTTATTTTAATCAATAAAAAAGATAGTAAAAAATTATATATCTTTTATTTAATTTTTAAAAAAAAGATTTAAGGAATGTTAGTCCTACGTATATCACAATTCATAAAGACAGACAAAAGTAGAGCTTTTAATAAATTAAAAAATTATAAAGAGGAATATAATAAAATAACTTAATTTTTTATTTAAAATATGATATAATAAAATAAAAACTAAGGAGGAAATTAAAATGGAACAGCAGACAAAGAAAGGCCCGAAGAAGCCAGTTAAACGTGTTCGTAAGAACGTAATTAAAAACTTGGTAAAGGAAAACCAGCGAATTCATGATTATGATAGTCCATTTGGTGTAAAATTTTGGAACAAGATATTAAAGGATTCCAAGTACTTAGCAAAAAATCACAAGGTATTTGATAAAAATCTACCAGCAATTATTGAAAGAGATTATGAGTATTATAATCGTTGTTTAGAAGAAGAAACTGACCCAAATAAAGTCTACATTTTAAAAAGAAAAATCTATCAGTTAGAATATTTTCTTGATGATAGATGGAGAACTTTATTTGATGATGATGCACGTCTTTATCCAGATAAAAGAGATATTTTATGGGCGGAAAACAATGAAAACATTTATGAAAGAAATAAGAAATTAAAGGTGAATAAGAATGAACTATCAAAAAATTAATTACTTTGATACTGCAAATGCCAGAGGACTATCAACAGTTCTCTGGATTAGCGGCTGTGAGCATCATTGTGAAGATTGTTTTAATAAGGAAACTTGGAGCTTTGATAGCGGAAAAGAATTGACACAAGATAAAATCCAAGAAATTATTGAATCTTTAAAAAACACTCATATTAAGAATTTCGTACTAAGCGGCGGCGACCCCTTGCATCCAAAAAATATAGACGATACTATTAAATTATGTAGGCAGATTTATAAGAATGTTCCTGGCATTACTATAATTGTTTATACTGGATATACTTTAAAAGAAATTTGGGGTAAAGAAAAATATATGCATTTGTTATCAATTATAAGTATATTAATTGAGGGTAGATATGATAAAACAAAGCCGACTAAAGGATTAGACTATCGAGGCAGCACTAATCAGAAAGCCATTCACCCTATAATAAATGAAAGTGGAGATGTAATTGGCTATTTTAATATAAGTGATGAGTATTTCAAGGATGAGTATTTCAAGAAGAAAGGAGAAGATTAATGGCTAATGTGGGTTATATAAAAAGAGAAAGAACCAAAGAATCTGATGAACAATATACTCCTGCATATGCGGTTAAACCAATTATAGAATATATTAAGCCCAATTCTGTAATTTGGTGTCCTTTTGATACGGAGCAAAGTGAGTACGTTCAACTTTTAAGGGCAAAAGGATTTAAAGTTATTAGTTCCCATATTGATAATGGACAAGATTTCTTTAAATATGAGCCCGAGGAGGAATATGACTGTATTATCTCTAATGCTCCGTTTTCTCTAAAAGATGAAGTGCTTAGAAGATTATATGAATTAAATAAGCCTTTCGCTATTTTATTGCCGCTTTCTTCATTACAAGGGAGAAAAAGGTTTAAATATTTAGAAGGTTGTCAAGCACTAATTTTTGATAAAAGAATTAACTTTTTTAACGATTGGGAAACTAAAGAGGTTTTAAAAGGAATTAGTTTTGCAAGTATTTATGTTTGTAAAGATTTTTTACCTAAAGATTTAATTTTTAAAGAATTAATAGAAGATTAAAATGGTCAAGATTAAAAAATCTTGACTTTTTATTTAGATTGTGATATAATTATAATAGAAAATAAAAAAGGAGTGAAGTTAATTGAGTTATAATGCAGATAGTATTAGACATCTTGATACTCGTGAAGCAATGCGAGAAAAGATTCCTATGTATTTAGGCAGTGCAGATTTAGAAGGAATGTATCAAGCTTTAAAAGAAATTATTAATAACTCTACTGATGAAGCTTTGGCTGGATATGGAAATAAAATTGATATCCAGATTAATGAAAATAGCGGATATGTTAGCATAACAGATGAAGGACGTGGAATTCCATTCTCTTGCGAAAATGGACATAATACTCTTGTTGCTATTTTTACAGAAGCCCATACTGGTGGTAAATTTGATAAAAATTCTTATAAAAATAGTAGTGGTTTAAATGGTATTGGAGGAACGGCTGTTTGTATGTCTTCTTATGAGTTTACTGTTCAAAGTAGACGAGATGGGACGGCGGCAACAGCAAAATTTAAACAAGGTATATTAATGGAATATAAAGAAGAGCCAACAACTCTTCCAACTGGTACTACAATTACTTTTAAACCAGATAGTGAAGTTTTTATTAATACCACAGAGAATTTTTCTTTTGATAGAATTTGTGATGAAATTAAGAACATTGCTTATCTCAATAAAGGTATTCATTTTAATATTACTGCAGTTGATGATAATAATAAAGAAATAAAGAAAAAAGAGTTCTATTCAGAACATGGAATTGCAGATTTCATAGTAGATATTGCAAAGAAACCTTTAATGAAAAAGCCAATTATTTGTTCCGCTACTGATGGAATTGATGAAGTAGAAGTTGCTTTTCTTTGGACGGGTGGAACAGAAAATAGCTATGTTTTTGCAAATGGACTCTATTGTTGTTCTGGCGGCTCTCCTATAACTGCGGCAAAAAGAACTTTTACAAATTCAATTAAGAAAATTAGTAATCAATCTTTTTCTCCAGAATCAATAAGACGAGGATTAGTTTATGCTATTAATTGTAAGGTTAGAGAGCCCTCATTTTCTAATCAAACAAAAAATAATATTCTAAATCCTTCTTTAGGAACTCTAACAACCAAAGCTCTAAAAGAGGGTTTAGAAGAATTTTCAAGAATTCCAGAATGTAGTAATATTATTGAGATGATGAGTAGATTTGAGAAGGCTGAAAAAGCAGCGGATAGAGCAAGAGAAAATGCTTTAAAGCAAGATAGTGAAATCAGTAAAGAATTAAGAAAGAAGACTGTTTTAGCTGGTAAACTTGCTGACTGTAGATATCATGATGAAAAATCTCAACTAATCGTAGTGGAGGGATTGTCAGCCCTTGGAGGCATAGTAAAATCAAGAAATAGTGATTATACAGCCGCCTTTCCATTAACTGGTAAAATCCTTAATGTATTAAAAAGTACAGAAGATGAGCAATTCTCAAATGAAGTTTTAAAAAATCTTCATACTGCTATTGGAGCAGGCTTTAATCATAATTTTAATATGAAAAAAATGAGATATGGAAGAATTGTCTTTGTATGCGACGCAGACGAAGATGGTTACTCAATCATGTGTTTGCTACTGGCTTTTATGTATAAATATTATCCAGAATTATTAAGACAAAAAAAGATATTTTGGGGACAAACACCATTGTTTAAAGTCACCACTAAGCAGAATAAAATTTATTATGCGTATACAGAAAAAGAACTTGAATCATTGCCAGATGGTGATATTTTAAGAGCAAAAGGAATTGGTGAGCTTGAACCAGAAGATTTTAAGAATACACTTTTCTCAGAAAAAGGCAGATATATTCCTTTTAGTTTTGAAGATGCGGAAAAAGCAAATTATTATTTTGATGTATTGCTCGGAGAAAATATTGAAGAACGTAAAAAATATATTAGTAAAAATGCAGACTTTGATGCCCTTGATTAATATTTGACTTTTTGTTATAATTATGATATAATAAATATATAGTAAAAAAAAGGAGTGATTATATGAGAGAAATTGTTATAGATGGAGAATTAGAAGTATCTGATGCTCTTCCTAATTTTTATGTTCCTTATGCATCGTATGTAATTCAAACAAGAGCATTACCAGATGCAAGAGATGGATTAAAAACAGGAGCACGTTTTATTTTATACGCTCAGTATAAAAATAAGAATACTTTTAAGAACAAAAGAAGAAAAGCCACAGCTACAAAATCAGCAGCAATGATGTTCAGTCCACATGGTAAATAATATTGCCTGTTATACCTTTTCTCAGTAATGAGGGTGTAAAAGCTAACGGGGAAAGCTAAGGGTTTCTATGCTAATCCCGTGGGAATTAATTTATTTCTTTTTTGTACTAAAATTAAGGAGGTGAAAAAATGGTTGGAATTTATAAAATAACTAATCTTTTAAATAATATGGTTTACATAGGAAGCTCTTCTCATATAGAGGATAGAAAAGAATATCATTTTAGATTTGGTAAAACTTATAATGATAAAAGAATTAATAAATTATATAATGATATGTATACTTTTGGTATTGATAATTTTACTTTTGAAATTCTCTGCGAATGTAAACTTTCTGAACTGGAAGAAAAAGAGCAAGAGGAAATTAATAAATATGATAAAAATTTATTATATAATACGGTGAAAAAAGTTTGCAAAGTTGCCAGGGGAGAAAAAGCTTCTCGGGCAAAATTATCAGAAGAGCAAGTATTAGAAATATATAAATTACTAAAAGAAAATATTTTAAGTGATAGAGAGATAGCTAAAAGATATAATATTTGCTTTAATGCTATTTCTGAAATTAATCATGGTATTACTTATAAGCACGAGAATATGTCCTATCCAATTAGAGTTTTTAAGCAAAAAGGGGCTAGAAGAATATTCTCAGATGATGAAGTCAAGCAGTATCGAGAAGAGTATAAAAATAATGGACATCAGTCAAAAATACTTTATGATAAATATAATATACAATGCTCTTATAGTGCTTTTAGGCAAATGCTAACAAGAAAAACCTATAAAGAAATAAATTAAAACCTGTACAGACTATCCTTGGAACGAAGGAGTAAGAGAATTATTTTCTCTGAAATGGGTATTTCTATTTTATAGATAAGATATAGTCGATACCTGCAGAAATGTAGGAATAATATGGATGCAAGTATTTATGGAAATGCTGTAAGAATGAGTCAAGACTTTTCTTTGCGTTATCCTTTAATTGATACTCATGGAAATAATGGTAGTTTAATGCACAACAATGATTATGCAGCAGATAGATATCTTGAGATGAGAAGCGGCGAAATTGCAGATGAAATGACGAATTTGCTGCAAAAGGAAACTATTGATAAATGGAAACTTAATTATACGGAAGAAGAAGAATATCCAACTTATTTCCCAACAACTTTCCCAAATAGTTTAGTGAATGGAAATTTTGGAATTGGAGTAAGTTTAGCTTCTTCTATTCCTTCTCATAATTTAAATGAGGTTTCAGATGCTTTAATAAAATTATTAAACAATCCTGAAATTGATTTTGATGAAATTTATTGTCCAATTGATTTTCCGACAGGAGGAACTATAATTAATTCCGAAGAAGTTAAAGAAAGTCATAAAAAAGGAACTGGAAAGGCTGCTATTATTAGAGCAGATATGGTATATGATGAAGATGCAAATGAATTAATAGCAACCAATCTTCCTTATATGGTATTTTCTTCTAATGCTACAGTTTCTATACAGAATGCAATAGATGAAGGGAAAATTTATGGTATTGAAAGCGTATTTGACGGAACAGACCTTGATGGGGTAAAAATAGTTATAAAATTATCAAAGAACGCCAATGTAAACAGAATTACTAAATTACTATATAAACATACTTTATTACAGGGTAGCTATGGAATCAATATGAATATGCTCGCGGATGGGAAATATCCTAAGTGTTTTACATGGAAAGAAATGATGGAAACATACTTGGAACATCTTTGCAACGTCCTTAGAAAATCATATGAATTTGACTTAAAGAAATTAAAACAAAGACTTCATATTGTAGATGGATTGATTATCGCTATTCAGAATATTGAGGAAGTAGTTAAAATTATTAAGTCATCCCCTTCAACATCTCTTGCAAAAATAAAATTACAAGAAAATTTTAATTTATCAGAAGAGCAAAGTCAAGCAATTTTAAATTTAAAACTTTCAAGACTTGCTAATTTAGAATTACAAAAATTAATTGATGAAAGAGCTGAATTGAATAATAATATTAATGATATTAATATTATTCTTACAAATGAGAATAAATTTAAAAAAATTGTTATAGACGAAATTTTAAGAATTAAAAATAAATATGGAGATGAAAGAAAAACCAAATGCATAAATCTCGACTTTACTTCCGAAGAAGAAGATGCAGAACCAATTGAAAAGAAAGAGCTCTTAATCCACTATACAAATCTTGGTAATATCTACACTCAAGAAACTACAACTCTTTTAACTTCAAAACGTGGCGGCTCAGGTAAGAAAATTAAGTTAGCTAATAATGAAGCAATTATTAAAACAATTAGAGATGACAACTTTAATTCTCTATTAGTATTCTCCAATAAAGGTCAAATGTATCATCTTTCAATAGACGATTTGCCAATTAATGGTAGAATTAATATAAATCAATTATTTGACTTTAATGGTGATGAACGCCCAACTGCAATTACATCATTTAATAAGAAAGACTCTAAGAAATATTATGTATTCCTAACTAAAAAAGGCTTAATAAAGAAAACCGAGGCGAAAGAATATAATATTCGTAGAGGAAAGTCTATCAAAGCAATTAATCTCAAAGAAGATGATGAAGTTGTAAAAGTTCTATTTTTAGATAACGAACGAATGGGAATATTATCTAATAATGGCAACTATATAATAATTAACTCAACAGAAATTAATGCTATTGGCAGAGTGGCCGCTGGTGTAAAAGCAATGAATTTGGCTACGAACGATTTTATAATTGATGCTCATTTAGTTGAAGAAACAGACAAATATCTAATAACCCTCTCAAAAGAAGGAATAATTAAAAAAGCAAGTCTTAATGATTTTCCAACTTGTAATCGAGGAATTAAAGGTAAGCGAATATCTGATGTAAAAGACAATGATAAAATAATAAAGTGCTTGACTATTTCAACAGATTGTGATATAATTATTATAGTAAATAAGAAATGCATTAAATTTTCAACTTCTGAATTAAGACCTTTATCAAGAACAGCCGTTGGAGTTAAGGGTATTGATTTAGGTGAGGGAGATTTTGCTATTGATTTAATAAAGGAGTGAACATTATTTTATGACGGTAGAAGAAAAAATATCTTTAATTAAAGAAAATAAAGATGCGGCTGTTGCCGCTTTTAATAGATATCTTGATAAAATTTATAATATGACAGATACTTTCTTTGATAAGGATAATAAATTAAAAGAAGGATTAAAACGAGATGAAAAACTTGAAACTTACCTTCTCGACCTTCGAGAAAAAGCAACTGGATTTGAAATTGTTAGACAGAAAATCTTATCAGATGACTTTAATTTATCTCTCGCTGAAATTGCAAGAGTTGGTATTGTGTTCTATTATAGCAAACTCGAAATGCAGAAACAAATAGAACAAATAACTAAAGCTTGCGAGGAAATTGAGGATATCACAGAAAAGTTAATGTCTGAAATACCAAAAGACTTGACTTTAGAATAAAATTATGTTATAATTATTATAGTAAATGAGATAAAGCTAATTTCCAAATTTTATTAAAAATTAACAAAAGTAAACTATTTGACTTTATCAATAATTTATGATATAATATTAATAGAAAATAAAACAATAGCAAAATTGATGAAATCTCATCACACCTGTTATTAGTTTTTATTTATAAAAAAAAATATTTTAAATTAATTAAATTTTTAAAGGAGTGATTGTTATTATGGCAAAAATTACAGAAAATTCAGCAAAGGTTTTAAATTACTTACAGGCAGCAGGTGCAGGAGTAAAGTTCACAGTTAAGGATGTTCAGACAGCACTTGGTTTTGAAAAGGCTGGTGCAGTCGTAGGTTCAGTAAGAGGTTTTGAAAAGAAAGGTCTTATTGAAAGATTCGTAGAATCTGTTGAAGATGAAAATGGTAAGATTAAAGAAGTTAAGTATTTTGCACTTAACGAAGCAGGAGTATCTTACAATCCAGAAGATGCTGAGTAATTAAACTAATTTAGAGAGGGATTAACCCTCTCTTCTACTATTAATTAAAATTAAAATTAAAAGAAAAGTCGGAGGAAATTAATTTATGTTAGATATTAGAAAAGTAGAAAGTAAAAATGAAGTATATGTAAGCGGTATTTTGAATGAACTTGATATAGTAGAAGGAATTACAAAAGACGGCAGAAAATGGATAAGAGGAACAGCAAATGTTAAAATTGATCAGGAAATAAATGGTCAGATGACAGAAGATATTGTTCCTATTAAAATGTTTTCAATGAGAGCCAAGAAAGATGGTTCAGATAATAAAATCTATGATATAATTGCAAGTTATAAGGATAGACTTACTTCTCTGGCGGCCGCCGATGATGAAAGTCAGGCATCGAGGGTCACTGTTTCCGCCAAGATTGAAGAGAATCCTTTTGTTTCAAAAGATGGACAGCTTGTTTCTACATGGCAGCTTACTTCTAACTTTATTAACAACAAAAGAGATTCAGATGAAGAGGCTGCGAAGTTCATTTTCTCTGGAGTGGTTGGAAAAATAATTCCAGAATATAATAGAGAAGGCGAGGAAACAGGTAGAGCAATTGTTCAGTTTATCGTTATTGGTTATAACGGCAAGGCAAATCGTATTGATTTGATAGCTGATGGTTCTAAGAGAGATTACATTGAAACTAACTGGAACGTTGGTGATACAGTTCAGGTCACTGGCAGAATTAACGTGACCAAGAAAATCGTCACTTGGACAGAAGAGCAGGGATTTGGAGAACCAATCACTCGTTCAAGAACAGAGTCAAGAAAAGAACTTCTTATCACAGGCGGTTCACCTTGTGGTCTTGAAGAGTCTCTTTCATATGATGCAGATTCAGTTAAGCAGGTACTTAGCGAACGTTCTGCTCGTAATGAAGAGCTTATTGCAAAGAGTAAGACTTCAAGTAAGCCTCAGAGCAAATCAGTCAAAAGAGACTTAGGATTTTAATTAATCCTAAGTTTTACTTTTAGATTTTTTGTTTTTAGGAGGATTATTAAATGATAGATTTACTTAATTTAGAGCCACAGAAAATTAGTAGAGATTTAAGAGGGAAGTTTTCTCTTATTTATGGACAGCCTGGGTTAATATAATAGCTCCCTTATATAGTAATATATATTGAATAACGTGGTTAATTGCTGGAAAGCCTAAGTTAATTATTGGTAATTAATATGGTAATCAGCAGCCAAGCCGCTAAGCGGAAGGTTCAACGACTATTCCATTAGGAAGTAAAAATATTAATTATTTTGAAATATTACGCTTCATTAATAGAATGAAGAAGATATAGTCTACTCCGAACAAATATTCTGAAAAGAACGGTAGAAAGGGTGGAAAAACAACATTCGCATCGAAGTTCGACAAAGCACTTATATGCGGATTCGAGCAAGGTACAAACGCCTTAAATAATATCTATGTCCAGCCAGTTAAAACATGGCAGGATTGGCGACAGATGGCTTCTCAGTTAATTAAAAAGCCAGAATTGCAGGAAAAATTCAACGTATTAGTTATTGATACTGTTGATGAAGCTTTTAAGCTTTGTGAGAAATGGACTTGTTCTCAGGCAGGAGTTGAGCAAGTACGAGACGTGGCAGCATTCGGCGGCGGCTATAAGATACTTGATGATAACTTCATAACTCCTTTTAGAGATTTAACTTATGCTGGTTATGGTATAGTATTTATTTCTCATGAAACAGAAAAAACCTACACTGATGATAAAGGTCAGGAATACTCAAAAATAATTCCTGCTCTTCCGAATCGACCATTTAATTTAATTAATAAAATGGTTGATATAATTGGTTATATAAGAGAAATCTCAACTGAAATTGGAGATAAGATTGAAAGAAAACGTTATATGTTCTTTAGGGGAGATGAGCGTTTCCTTTGTAAATCTCGTTTTAAATATATAGCACCAAAAATTGAATTGGATTATGATGCTTTTGTTAATGCTATTCATGACGCAATTGATGAAGAAGTTGCTCATAGCGGCGGTGAAAGTTCAGAAGATAAAAATCCATATTTAGTTCAGGATTTTGACGAATTAATGACAGAAGCAAAAGAATTATGGAATAAAGCTGTTGTAAATGAAAAGATAGAGGAGGCTCAGAGAATTTTAGCAGAAGTTTTTGGAAAACCAACAAAGTTTTCAGAAATTAAGCCAGAAGATATTGACAAGCTAAAAGAAACTCTTATCTTGATAAAGGAATTATTCTAATTAAGGAGATAGGAGCAATCCTATCTCTTTTTTTATTTAAGGAGGGAATTAAAATAGAAACTTACGAAAATGCTGAGAATTATGTAATAGATACTTGTGTACTTTTAGAATATCCACAAATAGTTGAGAAGACAGATAATAAATTAATAATTGCAACAAGCGTATTAAGGGAATTAGATGGACTTAAAAAGAATATTAATCCTGAGACGGCGGCGGCCGCAAGAAAAGCAGCAGTTTATATTTCAAATAATTTGGATAATTTAACTTGGTTCTATGAATGTGAGAATGAAGATTGGCAGAAAATTCCAGTTGATGACCAGCTACTTAAAATAACAGAAAAAGTTAATGGGATTTTACTTACTAACGATGTTTATTTAAAAGTTAAAGCTATTATTCATGGAATTAGTACTAAAGGATATAGTATTAAGGAAAATTATACTGGAATTGAATACTTAATTCTGGAATTTGATGAGAATGGTTATAATGAAATGTTGGATAATATTCTTCAAATAGGAGAAAAGCCTGAGGATATAGAACTGTTTGAAAATCAATATTTAATTGTTAAAAATAAGAATTCTGTTATTAAGGATAAATATGGAATTGAAGATTATGAAGTAATGGCAACTTTCGTCTATCGAAATAAGAAACTTCATTATGTTGATAATCTTAAAATCAAGAATCAATGGATTAATTGTATTGTTCCAAGAAATACGGAACAGATGTGTTTATTTGAAGCTTTAAATAATAAAGAAATTTCAATTATCTGTGCTGGCGGCAAGCAAGGACGAGGAAAGTCCTTTATCCTAAACAATTATGCCCTCCAAGAATTAGAAAAAGAAAATATCCAGAAAATAGTCTACGTACCTAACAACTCTTATACAGAAGACTCTATGGATATAGGTGCTCTGCCTGGAGAAGCTTTAGATAAATTAGCTCCAATGTTTGGAACACTAACAGATTTAATTGGAATTGATTATGTCTCAAAATTAATTCAAGATGAAAAATTAGAAATATGTCCAATAGGATATATGAGAGGAAGAAGTTTTAATAATAGTATTATTATTGTAAATGAAGCTCAAAATTTAACAGAATCCCATATTAAGCTTTTAATAGCAAGATGCGGTGAAGGAACTCGTATATTCTTTGATGGAAGCCTCTATCAAATTGATAAGAAAACTTTTAAGAATAAAAATGGTTTGAAATCTCTTTTTAAACTAAGACTTTCAAAATTATATTCAAAAATCTTCGCTGCTGTTAATCTTGTTAAAACTGAACGCAGTTTTACTGCACAGGCGGCCGAGTGGTTAGAAGATTCTGAAATTCTTTAAATAGAGAGGCATAGCAATATGCCTCCCTTATAAATATTTGACTTTTTTCACAAATTATGATATAATTATTATAGTAAATGAGAAAGGGTGATAAAATTATGAAGATAAATGAAGAAAAGATTCAAGAAATGATTAAACTTTATAATGAACTTGGTAGTAAGGCTAAAGTAGCTAAAGAAATGGGTATCTCAGCGCAAACGGTGTCCAAGTATTTGGCTCTATCAAATATCGACTCGCCGCGAAGCAAAGTAAGAATTGATGAAGAGACAATTAAATTGATTAATGAAAAGTTTAAAGAATATGAGGAAATAACAATGGTTGCAAAGGAACTTGGCTGTGCGACATCAACAGTAAAAAAGCATCTTAACGAAGAAAGTTTAGAAATTTTGTCAAAACAAGGCGATGATAAAGAAGCTCTATATTATTACATTTGCGACTTATTTGGTGAATGTTCAAAAGAACAACCAGTAAGTTCTTGGAATTTAGTTCAAATGAACCGTTTTAAAAAGCAAGGAATGCCATATAGAGGACAATTATTAGCCTTAAAATATTTTTTTGAAGTTAAGAAAAGCCCAATTGAAAAAGCTAACGGCTCAATCGGAATAATCCCATATATTTGGGATAAATCTAAACAGTATTATCAGAAAGAAGCAAAAAGAAAGGACGAAATTGATGCTGCGATTCAGAAGCAATTAGAGAAAGGCAGACTTACTATTAGATATAATCCAAGCGGCAAGAGAAGTAATAAAAAGAAAAAGCTAATCAATTTAAATGAGATAGGAGAGTGAGAATTTGATTAAAACTGATAGAAAAATAATAGTTCAAATTCTTGGCTGTCTAATGAAAAGACCACAAATCTTAAGCGATATTGATAAGTATCAATTAGAAGTTAGCGATTTTACAAATCAATTAGATAAATTTATCTTCTCTGCAATTTATAACCTATATCAAGGCGGTGCAGAAAGCATACACACAATTGATATAGATATGTACCTACAATCAAACTCTTTAGCCAAAGATATCATGCAAAAAGAAAATGGAATTGGTTTTTTGCAGGATTGTGAAGCTTATTGCGAAATTGAAAATTTTAATTATTACTACTCAAAACTAAAGAAAATTAATTTATTAAGAGATTTGCAAAAAGCTGGAAGAGATATTAGTGAATTCTATTCTGAAAATCCACTGGATGCTAATTATAATAAAATTAATGAGAAATTTGAAGTAATGACCACAGAAGATATAATTAATTCTTTAAAAGGAGAAATAGCAACTTTTGAAAATAAATATGTTTTAAATAGCGTAATTGAAGAAAGTAATGCTTATGATGGTGTTAAAGATTTAATTGAAGAATTAAAAACGATTCCAGAAGTTGGATGCCCTTTACAAGGTGATATTTTTAATACAATTATTAGGGGCGGCCGCAAAGGGAAAATGTATTTGAGGTCAGCGGGCACATCGGTTGGTAAAGCAATTCCAAACTCAACAGTTATTCCAACTCCAAATGGTTGGAGAAGAGTTGATGAAATTAAAGTAGGAGATTATTTATTTGATAGAATGGGTAAACCAACAATGGTACTTGCAGTTTATCCACAGATAGAAAAAAAAGAAACTTATAAAGTTTATCTTAAAAGTGGAAAAATTGTAGAATGTTGTGAAGAGCATTTATGGAGTTATTATAAAATTCCACAAGGAAAGAAATTATATACTTCTAGTTTAAAAGAAATATTACAAGAAACAAATGAGAAAGGATTTTTAAATAATCATAAATATAGTTATCGAATTCCTGTAATTAAACCTGTTGAATTAGAAGAAAAACAGTATTCTATTCCACCTTATATTTTTGGTTTAATTTTGGGCGATGGAAGTTTTAGATATAGCAGTAATAAAAGCTTTATGTTTGCGTCAGAAGATGAATATTTACCTACTATAATAGCAAAAGAAATGAAATATCAAGTAAAAAGACATAAAACAAATAAGTACTGTTGGTTTTTTGAGCATTTAGAACCTTGTGAACATCAAAATGTTTGGGTAGAAGACATATTAAAAAATTATCCATGTTTATGGAATAAAAATAGCCATAATAAATTTATTCCTGATGAATATCTATTTGGCTCTATAGAACAAAGATTGGATTTATTAAGAGGATTATTAGATACTGATGGTGGCTTTACTTCAAGCAATGGACGAGTAAGCTATACAACGGTTAGTGATTCCTTAAGAGATAATTTTATTAGTTTAGTATCTTCTCTGGGAATATTAACTCATTTATATGTAGAAGAGAAAAAGGACGGCCGCAAAGCTTATCATATTGATTTAATTGTAGATAATGAGAAAAAGCCTGCATTATTTAAATTACCAAGAAAAAGACTTGCCGCGGAAGAGTACTTAAAAACTCATAAAGGAATACAAAGAGGAGATAGGGAAACAGACCCAATTATAAAAATTGAGGCAACCGGTGATTATACAGATATGACTTGTTTTTATGTCGATAATGAAGAACATCTTTTTGCATATGATACAACGTGGTGTATCACGCATAACACCCGTTCAATGGTCGGTGATGCCTGCAACATTGCCTATCCAATTCGTTATGAGCCAAAAGTTGGAAGATGGGTCGCAACAGGTCATTCAGAAAAAATTCTATACGTAATGACAGAACAAGACCCAGCAGAAATTCAAACGATGATTTTAGCCTATCTAACGGGCTATAATGAAGAAATGTTTCTCTATGGAACTTACACAGAAGAACATATGGGACGAATTAATAAAGCTATCCGTATAATGGAAACTTATAAAGATAATATGTTGTTTGCAAGAGTTCCAGACCCCTGTGCCTCAGTTATTAAAAATTTATTTAGAAAATATAGTTTTCAATATGGGGTTGAAAATTTTTTCTACGATTATATTTTCTCATCTCCAGCAATGCTTAATGAGTATAGAGATTTAAAATTGCCAGAACACGTTTGTTTACGTTTGTTTACAACAACGTTAAAGAATTTAGCAGTTGAATTAAATGCTTTTATTTTAACAAGTACTCAGATTAGCGGTGATGATGACGAAAATGGCGGATTTAGAGATTATAAAAGAATTCGAGGTTCACGTTCTATATCAGACCTTGTCGATTGCGGATGTATAATGTCAAGACCATCAAATGAAGAACTAAAAGAAATAGCAAATTTCCAAAAACGTTATAACTTCACTCCAAATTGTATAACTGATGTCTTTAAAAATAGACGCGGCCGCTGGAATATGGTGAGAATTTGGTCGAGAAAAGATTTGGGAACTTGTAGGACTTATGACTTATTTATCACAACAGCAGACAATAAACCAATTGAAGACTTCCAAATCGTTGATTTTGAATCAATAGATACGAAAAAGATAAGAGAATTAGAAGCTATTTACAATGATGGTGAAATTATTGCTGCCCCAGATTTTGATGAGAGTTTGACTATGGTTTCAGAAGAGCCGCCAGAAAGCTTATTAGAGTCAGTGGAGAAAGCATTTGGTGATGATGAAGATAATAAGAAACGATTACAAGATGTTGAGATAGGAGATTTATTATGATAGATTTAAAAGAATTAGAGCAAAGTCTTGATGATGAAAGAATTATCGAGTTGGTTATGGAGTTAGGTTCAGATGAATATAAAGATACTCCAAATGCAATTATTTTTAAAACAATCTGTCATAATATTGACCCTGCGGAAGCGAGTTTAAAGCTTTATTATTATAAGAATAATAAACAATTCCATTGTTTCACTGAGTGCTCAGAAAATTTTAATATTTTTGAATTATTTAAAAAACGATATAAACTGTTAGGAATTAAATATAATTTCTATCAGGATATTGTTTTAAAAATAGCTGGTAATAATTATCAGGAAAAAGGATTAGAATTTGTTCAAAAATATGAAACAGAATTTGATAGGTATAAAAGACAGAAAATAGAGGTTAATATTCCTAAAATTAGTCCCGCTCTTTTAAATATCTATGAATTCTATCCAACAATAGAATGGCTAAGTGATGGAATTAGCGAACAGACAATGAGAGAATATCAAATCCGCTATTCTTCTCTTGAAAATAAGATTATAATTCCTCATTATGACTCAAATGGTTATTTAATTGGAATTAGAGGTCGTTCTCTTAATGAAGATGATATTGAAGTTGGTAAATATATGCCTGTTCAAATAGAAGGTAAACTCTATTCTCACCCATTAGGCTATAATTTATATGGATTAAATTTTATTAAGGGTAATATTAAAAAATTTAAAACAGCAATTATAACAGAGGGTGAAAAAGGAGTTCTACAATTAAATACAATCTTAGGTCATGATAAAAATATTGCTGTGGCGGCCTGCGGAAGTTCGTTTCATAAATATCAACTTGAATTACTGCTGGCCGCTGGTGCAGAAAGAGTTATCTTAGCTTTTGATAAGGAAGGGGAAGATTGGAAGAAAAAAGAAAAATATTATAGTAAATTGAAGACAATTTGTAGTCGTTATAAAAACATTTGTAATATGGGTTTTATTTATGACTTCCAAAATCTATTGTCTTTAAAAGAAAGCCCGACTGACAAGGGAAAAGAAACATTTATGAAATTATATAATAATACGATATGGCTATAAGAGGAGAGATAATTTAAAATGAAGTATGTAAGAAAGACTAAGACAGAGATAAATAGCGACTTTCTTAGGAATTTATTAATTGATAGAGAAATCATTACCTCTTCTAATGAAAGTTATGAGAATTTTACAAATCCTAAGAAAAGTTTTTTATTAGAGCCAACTTTATTAGATAATATGGAAGAAGGCTTTAGTTTATTTAAAAAGCATTTAGATAATGATAGTACAATATATTTTGTTATTGATTGTGATTAATTCAGTCAAGGTTTCAATCATAAAATAAAATCCTTTAAATTGCGGGAACGTCCTTAGAGTCTTAATAACTAAACTATATTAGTAATAATATAGTGGCAAGGGTAATGACTAAGGTATAGTAAAATCATTAAGAATTGGATAATCCGCAGCAAAGCTAACTCTAATGAGTAGAATGTTCAACGACTATCGAAAGCAGAAAGTGTAAGTAGAGTAGAGTTTTTCTCGAAATAGAAGATTAAAAAGATATAGTCTAATCCCCTTTTTAAATATGCAGAAATGCAGGGTATAAATGGTTGACGGATTCACTTCTTCATCAATCTTTATTAACTATTTTAATGATAATCTAAAAGAAAAATATCCTAATGTAGAAATTAAATATCATATCCCAGAAGCAAAAGCCCATGGTCTTTCAACGATTATGAACGAATTTACTAATGGAAAAATATGTGATTTAATTGTCTGCCCTGATTCTTCCAGTAATGATTTTGAAGAGCATCAGATACTCAAAGATTTAGGATATGATATTTTAGTAGAAGACCACCATCTTACAACGCATTATAGTGAAAATGCAGTTGTAATTAATAATCAATTATCTGAGAACTATCCTAATAAAGAGCTAAGCGGTGTTGGAGTTGTTTATAAATTTCTTCAATATTGTGATGAGCAATTTAATTTGGGTAATGCCGCAGATAAGTATTTAGATTTAGTGGCATTAGGCATAAGAGTATTGTGCTAATACATCTTTACTTATTTTATTAATAAGAGTCATTTAAAATGGCTAACGGTGAAGGCTAAGTTGAAAAATATGCTAATGCCGTGGGAATAAATGTTTTTCCTCTTTTAAATGTACAAAAACATTTAACCTGTATCGACTATCCCTTAGGTTGGAAAGCTGGGGAGTAGGAATACTATTAATACGTATTTTAGTTTTAGGAAACGAAGCTAATGAGAACCGAAAGAGATGTACAATTATTAATTGTAAAATATAGTCAAAGCCCTAAAGAAATTTAGGGGTACTTGAATAAGCGATATGTGCTACTTAACAACGCTTGAAAATCGTTATATTTGCCAGTATGGTTTAAATCACATCAATAATCAATTCCTAAAAGATTTAATTGAAAAACAATCCTATTCATTAGGCACTGGGCCGCTAACACCAACAGGAGTGGCATTTTATCTAACCCCACTTATTAATGCTTTAATAAGAGTGGGGACAATGAATGAAAAAGAAAAACTTTTTGAATCTTTTATTAATGGCACAAAAGAAATTCCATCTACAAAAAGAGGAGAGTCAGGACTACTTGAAACAGTTAGTGTCCAAAGCGTAAGAAATTGTGTAAATGCAAAATCAAAACAAAATCGAGAAAAAGAAAAAGCAATGGAATTACTTGATATTCAAATTCTTGAAAATTGCTTAGACGAAAATAAAATATTAATTCTCAATGCTGATGAATTAGATGTTCCTAATTCATTGACAGGATTAATAGCAATGGGAGTTAGTGCTAAATATAAGAAGCCAGTACTGCTTGGCAGAACAAGTCCAGATGGATTTTTAAAAGGCTCAGGCCGCGGCCGCAATGGGAGCGAATTACAGGACTTTAGACAGTTTCTTTTAGATAGTGGCTATATGGATTTTGCAGAGGGTCAACGCTGGCCCGATAATATTTAATCATTTTATCAATGAGGTTTTATAGGTACACGTAAGCGATAAAGAAATAATACCTATAAAGCTATCGGGGAAGTCTTAAAGGATAATCCCGAGCAAAAGCATTTTTAATGCTATGTGTATCGACTATTCACGCTAAGTGAAGTAAAATAACTATTGATACGTTATTTGAAATAGTATTCTTAATATTTTAAGTAAGAGATAGTCAGTGCCAATGGAAACATTGGAATATCATGCACGCACAAGCTTTTGGGCAATCAGTTAAAATTTCTAATATTGATAAGTTAACTAATTATGCTAATTATGAATTGGCGGATATCAATTTCAATGAAGGATTCTATGAAGCTGATTTTGTTGTCAATGGAAACTATCCTGCGTTATCCGCTTTAATTGAGGAAATGGATAAAGGAAAAGCCCTATGGTCGCAAGGTAATGATGAGCCAATTATTATTATAAAAAACATTCAGATTAATAAAAATGAAATTTCTGTAATTGGTAAAAACCATGATACTATAAGGCTTATTTATAATGGAATTACTTATATAAAATTTAAAGCAGAAGAAATAATTAAAATGCTTGATAATATTAGTGATGATTTAATGATTACGATTGCTGGTAGAGCAAATATAAATGAATGGGGCGGCCAGAGAAAGCCGCAGATATTAGCAGATGAGATGGAAATTATTGATGTTTCATTTTAATTTTATTCAAAAAATATTAAAATATATTATAAACAGATTTAAGGAGGATAATGAAAACTAGATTAACGTATATAGCTTTGATGATTCAAAGTTCTGTTCTTCAGAACTATGATAAGAAAAAAAAAGAGAATAAAATAAACAAAGATAATTTTTTTGATAATATTCATACAATTTTGTTAAAACAAGATTTTTATGATAATGATATTAGTAATAAAAAATTTGATATGTTAACAAGTACACCCGAAAATTTTGAAGATTTTTTAACAAAGATAAATAGTAATATTACGGCCATTTATTTTGGTAATCAAGATTGTCAAAAATTTTTATTAGATTTGTTTGAACAAACACAAAAGGAATATCAAAACAAAGAAAAAAGTCTTTTTTGTCGTCTTAAAAACAATCTTCTTTGCCACAAAACAAACAACAACAACAACAATGCGATTGTTTTTTGTTATAACGAAGAAAAAGATTATTGGGAAACTCCTGAAGAGATTCTTAGTAAAATGCCATTATAAAATATGCAAAATACTAAATAGAACGTAATTTTTTTATCTTAATCATAAGATTTTACATTTTAAATAAATTATGCTATAATTATTATAGTAAATAAGAAAAAAAGGAGAGAAAATATTATGGAAGAAATAATTTTAAAAAGAACAGAAGAATGGAGAACAAATTCTGAGGAAGAGGCAGAAGCCCTCATTAGGAAAGCAAAAGAAGACCCAGACAATGAAGGATATGAATTAACTTCATATTCTTCAACAAGAAAAGAAAAGAAAGACGACTTATATTATATTGTTAAGTTAGTTAAGGTATGGTAATATTATGAGGTTATTTGATAAGAGAATATTAGCAAGAGCAAAAAGATATGCAAAGAAAATTAATCAAATTGATAAGCTATTAAATCAGTTTGAGAAAAGAAAAGAATTATCACAAGATGCAAAAGAATTGATTCGTAAAATTGATGAGATTTTAGAATAAAAGAGAATAGTCAAGATTTTGTCTTGACTTTTCTTTTAAATTATGATATAGTATTAATAATAGATAAGAAAGGAAAATTTTAAAATGTTAAAAGAAATTATAGAAAAGAAGAGAAAAGAATTAATAAAAAATAATTTTTTAGAATTAAGAAAAAATCTATTTTCAGATGAATACCAACTTAAAGTTAAAAATTATTGTCAACTTTATGGATTTAATATTGACGATTTAAATAATCAAATTATGTGTAATGATTATGTTGCATCATATTTTATAAAGAACCCACTAAAGCAAAATTATATTGAAAAAATAGTAGCGGATTTATTAAATACAAAAACATTGCCTCAAAGCGGTAAAAACGCCATTAGATTTAATGATAATGGAGAAATAACTAATAAAAAAGAAATCAATACAACAAAATCAGCAGATTTTAAAATTAATAACACTTATATTACGCAAAAATATACAAAAGATTGTGGTGGGTCGCAGGATAATCAGTATAATGATGTTGTTTCTTTTTTAATCAAAGGAAGTATCAAGCATTATGTTGCGGCAATTTTAGATGGAGATTTTTGGGATAGTAAAAGAGATGAATTAAAACAATATTTTCAAAATAACAGTAAGGTAAAGATTTTTAGTGTAGATGAAATTCTTCAAGGAGGAATAGTATTTGACTGATATAGAAAAAACAAAACATTACTCGATAAATAGTCTATTATTAGATGGCTTATTAGATTTTATTCCTAATGATGCCTATATTATCGAACCTTTTTATGGAAGGGGCGATATGGTAAGGGATATAAAAATCAAAGAATACTACGATATTTCTTTTAGTAAGGAATCAGAGCATTATAGAGATACCTTATTAAATCCGCCAGATTATAGAAATAAATGGGTTATAACGAACCCACCTTATTTAGCCAAAAACAAAGCTAAAGATAAAAAATATTTTATTAATAATAATTTTGATGATTTATATAAAATAGCAATCAATACAATGTTAGAATGCTGTGGCGGCATCTTAATAATTCCAATCAATTTTTTTGCAGACGAAAAATCTAAAAATATCAGAAAACTTTTCTTTAAAAATTTTTCAGTACAAAGACTTAATATTTATTTCGATTCAATGTTTGAAAAAACTAATTACAATGTCTGTAGTTTTGTTTTTAAAAGAAGAGAAAATAATAATTCTAATCTTATAAAAACTTTTCTTTATGGAGATAACGAAATTAAAGAAACAATGCTGTCATTAGAAGAATTATACGATTATAGAATTGGCGGCGATTTTTTTTATGAATTAAATCAAACAGAGCCTATATTTTCAAGAGTAATAGAAAACAATAAAAGCCAAGCAACAAATATTAATGTTATGTGTATTGATAAAAGAAATGAAAAAATTAATTTTTATTATAGTACAAATACTATCATAGGCAAACAAACTGACAGAAATTTGGCTACAATTGCTTATAAAGAAAAACTTTCTGAAGATTTTCAAAAGGAATTAATTAAGGAAGCCAATCAAATTTTAAATGATTTTAGAAAATCAACTTATAATATCTGCTTAACAAATTATCGAGATAACAATAGAAAAAGAATTGGCTTTATAGAAGCCTATCAAATTTTAACAATGGCATATAATAAGTTAAATAATATTTGACTTTTCTTTTAAATTATGATATAATAAATATAGAAAATAAGGAAAAGGAGGAAATTATGAGTAATTTAAATTTAGTTCCTCGTTTTGATAATCATTGTCATAGTGAATATTCAAATATCCGTCTAATTGATGCAATCAATAAACTACCAGATATGCTCACTACAGCATATAATCTGGGTATGAAAGGTTTGACTCTTACAGACCATGAATGCCTTTGCGGCCATCTTAAAATGCTTCAAACAGAAGAACA